GCGGCTCCTGCGCGGCGGCCACGAGCTCGATCCGCTCTTCCTCACCGCACCGCGGGCATTCGGCTGGCGCGAGGCCGCCAATGCCATCGGCGTGCGGATCAGTGAACCGCCCCTCATCACAGGCAGGGTTGAGGCAGCGGTACGTTGCCCCACGCTCTCCGTTGCCGCGGTGGATCAGGTGGGCAGCCGCAATAAAGTTGCGCCCACCCGTGGTCACCGTCGCGAGGGGATTGTCCGGCGAGCGGGCGACGTTGTTGGTGTTGTTCGCGACCACGATCGGCGCGCAAACGGCCTCCACCACGCCCAGCGGCGCCGCGCCACCCGGCCGCTTGATGAAGCTATTGGCGGTGACGGTCGCCAGCGGCTCGCCCACGTCATGCCCGATGGCGCCCTCGCGCCACTTGGTGACGTGCGGCACGATGACGGCATGTTCCCCGCGGTGCGCGCCGGTGACGGTGGCAATGGGCTCGTCAACCGTCGCGCCGCGGGCGCCCGGCTGGTGGTGGGTTAGGGGCACGATGAACGGCGCCGGATTGTTCACCACGAACTTCATGATGCCGTGCGCGATCCGGCGCAGCGTCTTCTCCGCCAGCGGCTTCTTCCGCTCGAAGATGGACGGGCACGGGATCGACCAGTCGATGATCTCGGCCGCTGCCCGCCAGGGCTTCAGCTTCCCGCTCACCACGTCGGGCGAGCCGGGCTTTCCGTGGGTCGGGGTCGGCCAGGCGATCGGCTGTCCATCGGCGCGGGCGATCATGAAGAACCGCTTGCGGATGGTGGGCGCGCCATAGTCGCAGGCGCGCAGCTCGCGAAACTGGAGCCGGTAGCCGGCGCGGCGTAGCGCGCGGCACCACTTCTCGAACGTCTCGCCCGCCCGTTCTTTGATCGGGAACCCGCCGTCATCGATCGGTCCCCAGGTGCGAAACTCCTCGACGTTCTCCAGCAGGATCACGTCGGGGCGGACCTTCTCGGCCCACAGCACCACCACCCACGCCAGATCGCGGATGCTCTTCTCGCGCGGCTTGCCGCCCTTGGCCTTGCTGAAATGCTTGCAGTCGGGGCTGAACCACGCGAGTTGCACGGGCCGGCCGGCGGTGACCTCGCGCGGGTCGATCTGCCAAATGTTGTTGCGGATGTGCCGGGTCGCCGGGTGGTTCACCTCGTGCAGCCGGATCGCTTCCTCGTCGTGGTTGATGGCGATATCGACCGCGCGGCCCAGCGCCGCCTCGATGCCGGTGGAGGCGCCGCCGCCCCCGGCGAAGTTGTCCACGATCAGCCCTTGCATGACCTGCTCCTGTTCAGGCGCGCGGGCTGCACGGCGGCCCACACGATCGCAGTGCGCCCGCTGGCGTTCGGCCGGCGGTCGCCCGTGTCCCGGACCTTGCCCAGCCGGGCCAGCTCGGTGATCCGCGGGCGGATGGACAGGATCGACTTGCCCAGCCGGCCCGCCACCTGGTCGGCGGTGAGGCCGTTCGACCGCTTCAGCACGTCGAGCGCCATGGCGCGCAGCAGCGGCGCTGCCGCGGTGCTGGCCTCGCCAGCCGCGCGGGACGTGCCACGATCCTGCGCGCCCGGCGCGTTCGGATAGGCGAAGAGGTCCGCGCGGCTCATGCGGGCAACGACGGGTGCTTGGGCTTCGCGGCAAGGCGAACGGCCCGCGTCGTTTCATCATCAAGCGACCAGATGCCCTGCCGCCCGACGCAAAGCACCCCGAGCGGCCCGCACGGGCGCACATCCGTAAACAGCCAGCCGAAACGGCGCGGGCCATAGTTGCCCCAGCGCTCCTCCTGCTCGGTGAGTTGCCCGGCCAATTGCTCCGTCCGCTTCACGTCGCGCAGGGTCGCGATTGCCACGATCGCGCCGAAAGGCAGGCCGAAGCCGATAGTGCCGAGCGCACGTTCATCTTCCGCGAACGCCCTCTGGTCGGCATCCCAGCGCTTGGCGGCGTGGATCGCGATCTCACCTCGAAGCGGGGTGGACCAGTGCCGCGTTTCGATCAGCTTTACGCCATTCGCGATGCCGGTCGCCCAGGGCTGCCAAAGCGAGATCGCCTTCAAAGGTCCATCGCTCATACCGGCATGTCTCCGATGTTCTCGCGCGCGGCGATGCGCGCCTTCTCGCCCGGCCAGTGCCAGGGCTTCCGCAGCTCGCCGGTGGCGTAGACCAGCTTCCGCTCGCCGTTCGGCGCCACCACCTTCAGGCGGCCGTCCTTCATGCGCCCGACGATCGGGCACGGGACAAGGCGCCAGGGCTGCTTCTCGCCCAGGGGCATCCAGAGCTGCGCCTGCGAGACGCTGACGTGAACGTCGAGCCGTTCCGTGTCGGGATCGAGCCCGCGCTGGGCGAGCTGGTGTAACTGCTCCTCCGTCAGGGTGGAGCCGGGCGCCCACCGGCCGAACCACGGGTCGGGCCGGGACGGCACGATCACACGGTTACACCGAAGCTGCTGCTCCAACTCTGGCGTGACGAACCGCTTCTGGGCGAAGCGCGAGGTCATGCCCGCACCAGCAGAGCGATGATCGCTCCCAGGATCAGCCCCGCCACTATGCTGCGCCAAAGCGGTTCCCAGCTACGCTGGGCCTGCACCGGCTCGTGGACACGCGGGGCGTCCTGCACCGGCAGGGTCATTGCAGCACCAGCGGGCCGGCCGCCTGCGCCTCGTAAGCCTCGCGCGCGGCGCGCTCCGCCCGCTTCGCGTCGCGCAGCTCCGTTTCCGCCGCGTTGAGCTCGTGCAGCGCCGTGGTGGTGCGCGCCATCGCCTTCATCAGGCTCTCGTGCAGGGTGCGCATGGTCGCGCGGGTCGGATTGGCCGGTAGCCGGTTCCGCGCGCGGCGGTTGGCGATGGCGAGCTCGATCAGGGCATCGCCCGTCAGCTCGCGCCCGTCCTCCATCTCGATCCGGCGCGCGGCGCGGTCGATCTGATCCATGAGGTCGCGGGCGTAGGCGGTGTCCGCGTCGTGCGCGTGGGTGCCGGGCTTAACCCGGCCCAGCCGAGCGGTGACTTCCTGGTATTTGGCGATCGTCGGCCCGACGACATCAAGGGCGCTGGCGATTGCCTCGTTGAACTCGACGGTGGCGGCGGCATCGACCGCCTGCGACGTGGGTTGCGCGTGAAGCGCCATGTGGGCCTCCATCCCGTGTGGGACGCCGCGTCTTCGGCCCGAAGGCGTTCAACGGCGATGTGCAAATCTGTGCAACATGTTTGCACAGAACGCAACAAAAATCTTGCACGGTGTTGGGGCTTGCAAAGTAGGAAATGTAGGCCGACTTGGAACGAATGAGGAACAGGTTGAGGGGTCTGGTTCGATGAGGCTAGAGCCGGGCTGCGAGCGCCGGTGCGCTCTGTGCAACGATCACTGCGCTACGCTGGCGGCGTGCGTGGACGCGCTTTGGTTCGCTCTTGAAGGCGAGCTTCGAGCAGCGGGCGGTAGTCGGGGTCTAGCGCCTCCCCGGAAAGCTCGCCTGTTGTTCCTGCGAGAACGTTTGGCAGTAGCAGAGCAAGTGTTTGAGCAAGCTCGCCCGAAGGATCAGGCTGACCCGCCGCACGCAACATCGCATCGAACATGCGGGTCAAGCTCGCTTCATTAGGAAGCTTGACTTCCATGAAAATGCGTAGCGGGCGAACCGGGCTGAAGGAAACCTGCTCCGCCTCCTTCTCGATCTCGCCTGCTTCTAAGCCGGCAAGGGCGAGCGTCTCTTCCGAAGCCACGCCATATTCGGCGAACAGGCCAGCAAGCTTACGGGCGAGCGGGACGGGTAAGTCGCTCTTGAACTTGGCGCCCTCATAGTAGGAGTAGCGACTGTGGTTCTCGAATTGAAGATAGCGGGCAACATCGCGGACCGATAGGCCGGCGCGCTCGCGCAAGGTCTTCAGGCTTTTGGACACATCAGGCATAGCGACCCCCTCGCAAAAAAGTTGAACGCTGTCCGTTCAAAAAGCTTGCACCAGTCTGTGCAAAATAGTTATACGCGGCTCATGTCTCAGATCGCGTGTGTCCTCGCCCGGTTTGGCAACGTCCGACAGGCTGCTGCCGCGATCGGGCGTTCCCCGTCCGTCATCCAGTATTGGCGCAAGACGGGCCGCATTCCGGCGCAGGCGCAAGCCTCTGTCCTGGATGCCGCTCAGCAGCAGGGCGTGAGCATCTCGGCCGCCGATCTGATTTCCCCCGTTCACGCATCGGGAGTTAACTCATGATGCCGGCCAACGTCCTGGGTCGCGCGCCGCGCCCCACCGAAAAGTCTTACCTCGATGCCGTCCGCGACATCATCCTGGCGGTGCAGGCGAAGCACGATCTCACCGACCAGGAGCTGGCCGACCGGCTGGGCTGCTCGGATGGCACGATCGCCAACGCGCGGAACCGCACCTCCAAGCTGAGCGGGAAGACGCTGGCCGCGCTGGAGCATGAGTTCGGCCCCGGCGCCATCGACCCGTTCCTGGCGCTCGGCCGCTCGCGCGCGGCGCCGCTCTGCCGGCCCGGCGACGGCGCCGCCGAACCGAACCTGCCGCTCGTGCAGGCGCTCCATGCGGTGATCGCCGCCCAGGCGCCCGACAGCGAGAAGGGCAAGGAGATCAGCGGCGCCGAGGCGGCCCGCGACTTGTCCACCTACAAGGCCGCGCGGTGCGCGCTCGATGAGCTGATCGCGCTCGGCGAGCAGCATCTGGCGGGCAACGTCGTCCCGAACACCCGAACCTGAGGATCTAGCGCCGGGCCCGCCCGGCAGGGAGCATCTATGGCAGCGCGCAGCGGCGCGGGGCTGGCGAGGGCTGGTTCTGCGACGGAAGACTTGCGCCCGGTCGCCTTGGCGCCGGGCATGACGGCCAACCCCGGCCATTGCCCCGACGAGGCGCGCGGCAAGCGCGTGGTGGTGCAGTTGCGGATGGGCGGCGTCCACGGGCGTGAGCTCGTCTCCGCCGTCACGCCTGCCGGCTGGGCGGCTGACGATCGCGGCGCCTGCCGCTGGACCCTGACCGGGGATGCGGCCGACATCGTTGGCTATCAGGTGCTGCGGTGAGCGTCGGTCCCATCTGGGCGCCGGGCGACACCGCGCTCTGCATCCGCGACGATTGGGAGGCCATCTGCCCCGGCTACCGCTGCGTGGGCGATGAGCCGCGCGCCGGCCAGCGCCTCACGGTCGCTTGTGTCGGCATCAGCCGCGCCACGCGCGCGCCGGCCTTCCTCATGTTCGAGCCCTGGGGCGCCGCCTTCGAGGTCGAGGCCTTCGCCCGCCAGCCGGACCAACCATCACTCACGGGAGAACGAGCATGAGCGATACCGTAGCAGCCGAACAACTCCGCCTCTTCATTGAGCGCATCGAGCGGCTCGAAGAAGAGAAGAAGGGCATGAGCGACGACATTCGCGACGTTTACAGCGAAGCGAAGTCGCAGGGCTACGACAGCAAGACGATCCGGGCGATCGTGAAGCTGCGCCGCATGGAGAAGCATGCCCGC